CTCGTTTTTTGATCTTAAGTAATTATACCACAATATTTTGATTCTGTACACACGTAATCAAAAGAAAGTTAAACATTTTTAGGTGGTGAGAATCACGTACAACCTTACATTAAAAACCCCGCCAGCTACCGAGCCCTTAACCTTAACGCAAATCAAAGACTACCTTAAAATCTCCGACTATGAAGAATACGCAACAGAGGACACATATTTAACGAGCCTTATCACAGTAGCGAGGGAGTTCTGTGAAAGCTTTCAAAACCGAGCGTACATCACGCAGACCTTTGAAATGGCATTGCCTTATTTTCCGGGCGAGATTGAGATTCCGAAGGGGAATTTACAGACGATCGATTCGATTACCTACAAAAACAACTTGGGGGTGACCGCAACACTGGTGGCCAATATCGACTATGTAACGAGCGTGCGCGGCATCCTTGGACGTGTTGTTCCGGCCTATGGAAAAGTTTGGCCTTCGTTTGTCCCGTTTCCCTTGGACGCTGTGATTGTGACCTTTACTTGTGGGCATGGTGGCGCTTCGGACGTTCCCGAGAAGGTTTTGCAAGCCATGAAACTACTTATTTCCCATTGGTTTAATAACCGTGTGCCAGTTGATCAGGCGATGGGGAGCGCGAAGGAAGTTGAATTTACGATCAGTGCGTTATTATGGATGGATCGTATCGTTTCTGTCTAAAATATGGTATAATATAGGGGTGGGATAGGAGTGCACGCCGACAAGAGAACTAGCCTTAGTTCTCTTCCCACATTGCAATTAAGGCGAACACGAAAGGCGGTGTTTTTCTTATGGGCGAAAAGACGTGTACTAAATGCGGAAACACTTATCCGGAGACATCTGAGTATTTTGGAAAACAAATTAGGGGCAAGAATGGGTTGAACTCGCGATGTAGGCTTTGTTTAGCGGAAGGCTGTAAGCAATGGCACAAGGGTAATTCTGAACGCGACAAAGCATATAGGGACGCTAACAAAAATAAGAAAGCGGAATACGAAAAACGACGACGTATAAACAACCCGAGTTATCACAAACAATGGTGCGAAAAAAACAAGGAAGCACTATCTGAATACAGAAAAATGTATAACAAATCCAACAAGGAAGTAATAGCGAAAAACCACAAAGCGTACCGTAACGCCAACAAGGATGTTCTTGCCAAAAACAAGAAGTTGTACTATGAGGCGAATAAGGAGAAGATTGCAGAAAAAGGAAAATTATATCGAGTAGCCAATAATGCGTTAAAAAAAGCACGAGATCGGGCATATTACGAAACACATAGGGAAGATATACTGAAATATCAGAAACAAAATGCTAAAGATTACCCAGAAAAAAGGAATACAATTAACCAAAGACGTAGGACAAGAAAACGAGAACTGCCGAGCACATTAACAGACAGTCAGTGGAATGATGCCAAGATAGCGTTTGATAATAAATGCTGTTACTGCGGAAAAGAAAAACCATTAGCGCAGGAACATTTCCTTGCGTTGCATAAACTTGGAGAACATAGCCACTTGAATATAATTCCGGCATGCCAAAGTTGTAATAGTTCAAAAGGATCAAAAGCATTCTCGGAATGGTATCCAACATTTAAGTTTTATTCTAAGAAACGCGAACAAAAAATCCTCAAATACCTAAACTATAAAAATGGCATCCAGCAATTGGCGCTCCTTTAAAAAAGGGGTGCTTTCCTAATGCTTGAAAGGAGGCGGTAGGTATGATTAATCCTGGAGAACTTACTCATCGTATAGTTCTCCAAACCAAGTCTATTACTCAAGATGATGAACTTAATGTAATCGAGGTTTGGAACGATTGGAGAACTGTGTGGTGTAAACCTATATCAAAAGCAAGTCGCGAGTTCTTCCGATTAAAAACTGTAAACGCGGAAATAACGGAAGTTTTTAAGATTCAGTATAATCCCAACGTAACTGCACATCAAAGGATCAGGTTCAGAGGAAAATACCTTGAAATTATCGGCGATCCGATTAATGAAGGCGAGAAGGATAACGAACTTTTACTGACATGTAAGGGGGTAACGTAATGGATGGGGATTGACCTAACGGGCATGAGCGAATTACTCAACCGCCTACAATCAATTGGCGGTAACGTCAAAGCGGTTGAAGAAAGGGCGCTTTACGCAGGAGCTATGGTAATTCGGCGGGCGATAAGCGATGCAGCGCCAACAGGAGTTAAAAGACCGCAAACTTGGCAGTTCAAAGCTGGTAAAAAATACGCTATCTATCATCTTAAAGATAACATAGTTGTAAGCAAGGTGAAGGGTACAGGGGTTATACGATATATAGACGTTGGACCTGGAAAACACTTCTTTTATGCTCGTTTTTTTGAATTCGGAACGGTAAAAATGGATGCACAACCGTTCATGGAGCCTGCTTTTTTAGCCAAGAAAGCAGAGGTAATGGAGGCAATGAAAGAAGTTATAGCGAGGGCGATTAGAGATGGTTAATGCAAAGCCTTTGGTCGCTTCCGCGTTGAGTACGGATGCTGCGTTGATTGCAATTGTGCCAAAGGTACGCATGTTTGACGGAATTGCGGCCTTCACAACCGCGCCTGTTTACCCTTATTTGACCTATGAGGAGATATTCAACGGAGAGGCCCTACACGCCGACAATGATGAAGTTGAGTCGGAGGTATCTTTCAGGATACATTTGTGGGGAACGTCGAGTCTTTCAATATTGGCAGGGCACGTCAACCGATTGATGCACGGTATCGATTTAGGTAGAAATTATTCGATGGACCAAGATGAGTTACTCGATACTGGGCAAGTGGTCAAGCATAAAATTATGAGTTATTCAGGAACCTTCACGGCATAGTCGGAAGGTTATTTTTTACGGAAAGAGGTAATGTAAGTGCTTGAAATGTTATTACAAAAGTTTGCTAATCCAAGAATAGGTGCAGAAAGACTCTCAATCGCTAAAATTTTATCAGACGTTCCCGGAGGTGCTACAACCTATGATACACCTTATGAGTTTACCAAACGTTTAATGAAGGCGGGGGCTAAACACTCATCCAGCATGGACCCATTGCACGCTGACGACCAAACCGTGGACCTGTATGCCGAGGATGGAGACATAACCGTAGAGCTAGAGCTAACGAATCTTACCGAATCAGAAAAGGCGTTAATTGGCGGCCAGACGATGGTTGCAGGAGTCAGGTCGCCTGGTCCAAACGATGTTAAACCATACTTTTGTGTTATGTGGAAGAGTAAAAAGAGGGATGGGACATACAAATTTTATAAAATCCTGAAAGTTATGCTGAAAGAATCCGACGAAACTTCTGAAACCAAGAAGGAAAAAGCAACACCGCAGACCGACACATTAAGCGGCATGGGAATTCAACGTCTTTCTGACGGTCTAAGAAAAAGAGTAGCAGACGAAAGCGATACAACCTGGGTATCCGGCACTGGATCGGGATGGTTCACTACTGGCGACATCACGCCTGACACCACGCCACCGACAGTCACCGTCGTCCCTGCTGACGCGGCGACAAATCAACTAGCAACCGTCAACGTTGTCTGGACCTTTGACGAGGCAATCCAACCAGCACTTGCGACAGATGCAAACTTCACGCTCACGAAAGCGGACGGAACAGCCGTGGCGGGTGCGGTTACGATCAATACGCTTAATACTATTGTTACGTTCAATCCTACAGCCTCCTTGGATGCTTCTGGCGTTTACATTGCGTTCGCTAGTAAGAATATTAAGGATATGTCAGGTAATGCACTTGCCGCAAACAGCGTTACAAACTTTACTGTATCGGCTTAATTGATGGCGGGGGAAACCCCGCCTTTAACTATATTTTAGGAGGATGAAAAATGGATATTGACGATTTATCTTACATAGGACAACCGATCAAATTAGACAAGGTTCGCCACATTAAATTTACAATTAAGGGTTTGAAGTTAATCGCTAAAAAATCAGGCAGCGTAGTAAAAGCTTTTAAAGACATGCAATTAATGAACAAAGAGTTTGACATCGAAGGCATGGATCATCTTGTTTTATTACTGCACGCTGGACTAATCCATGAAGACCCGACACTGACAATAGAAAACGTCGAAAACTTACTGACCATGAACAATATGACAATGATCTTTACATCCATCATGAAGGCTTTTAACGGAAGCACGACAGAACCTGCGGAAGACGGAGGAAGTGAAAACGCAGAGGGGGAGCCGCAGAAATAAACTTTAACCTCCTTGAATATATGTGTCGGATAAAATGGGGATTTAGCAGGAATGAATATTTATGCATGACATTGAAAGAATATGTGGCCTTTCGTGACATTGAATCCCCTCCCGAACAACTGGCGTTTGCTGATGACGTATTATGAGGGTGGTGAGAAAGTATGGCAGAGGAAGAAGTAGGAGCCCTGAGCGTAAGCGTCGGTCTTAGCGCGTCAGAGTTCAACCGTGGAATCAAAGAAGTCAGTCAACGAATGCAAATTGCCGGGCAGGAATTCTCCAATGCATCGGCGGGCCTCGACCGCGTTGCAGATGCGGCAGAAATATCCCGCCTTAACATAACGAGACTGACAGGGCAAATTGGCGCACAACAGACGATAGTTGACCAACTGCGAACTGCACACAGAAATGCTGCTGAACAGTACGGCGAGACATCCAGACAGGCTCAAGCCTATCAATTGCGGTTGCTTAGGGCTGAGGGCTCACTACAAGGCATGGAACGTCAACTAATTCAGACGACAAACGAAATCGAAAACATGGGTGAAGGTGCAGAGGAAAGCGGCTTAAATTTTGAAGAGTTTGGCGAAAAGCTGAAGGCTTTGGGAGCGGTGGCGGCTAAAGTTGGCGCAGGAATAGCCGCAGGTTTGGCAATTGCAGGAGGGGCCATGCTTGCGTTGGTAAGCGATACGACAGAAGCGGCAAAAAGAATTGATAAATTTAGTCAAGTGGCAGGATTTTCTACCAAGGGATTTCAGGAATGGGATTATGTTATGAAATCCCTTGGTTATAGCATGGAAGATGCGAGCGGCGATATGGCTGCACTAGCAGAAAAAGCATTAGAAGCGGCAACTGGCGCAGGAGAGGGTGCGGAGTGGTTCGGGATGCTTGGACTAACAGCCACGGACGCAGGAGGGAAACTAAAGAGCCAAGAACAGATTTTTGGCGAGGTCATAACATCGTTACAGGGTATGGAGGACGTAACAAAGCGTAATGCAATTGCTACAGCTTTATTGGGCACAACGGGAGAGGAATTAGGGCCAATCCTTAACATGACAGGCTCAGAACTTGAGGCGATGAAGAAAAAGGCCAGCGAGTTAAGTCTAGTTATGTCGCAGGATGCGGTTGACGCGAATGTTAAATATGCCAAGACTGTTGATGAGCTAAAAGGAACAGTAAGCGGTATTGGAATAGAGATATCCAACAAACTTCTACCAATTTTCCAAGATTTACTTAATTGGATTATCGCCAACATGCCTGCCATCAAAAACGAAATTGAGTTTGCGTTTAACGCAGCAGGGAAAGTAATTACTGACGTTGGGGTTGCGCTCGAAGAAACGAAAGAATTCTTTGAGAAACATTGGGGAGTAGTCGAGCCAATTTTGGCAGGCATAGCGGCAGGGGCGTTCACAATCGGGACCGTAACCGTAGCAACTAAGTTATGGACATTGGCAACTCAGGCGGGAACACTAGCACAAGCGGCACTCAATTTTACTATGAATCTTAGCCCGTGGGCTAAGGTGGCTTTATTGGTTGGGGCGTTGGTTACGGCTGGCGTGGCGTTGTATCGGAACTGGGATACAGTAAAGGAAAAGGCTAGTGAGCTTTGGGATGCCATAGGTAAAGCCTTTGTGAACGGCGTAAACGGAGCTATCGATATGATTAATAGTTTAATCGAAAAGATTAATATGATACCAGGTGTGAACGCTCCTTTGATTTCCAGGGTAATTGTTGAGCGAACAACTAAGGAAAAATCAGATAGCTTTAATGCTGTAAGGGGTATTGAGGGCAACGCTGACGGAACAGACTATTGGCCCGGTGGCCTAACGTGGGTAGGAGAAGAAGGGCCCGAGCTAATTAACCTACAAAGAGGGGCGCAAGTATTTACGAATAGCGAATCTATGGCAATGGCTAATAG